GGGCTGCTCTCATCCCTGCTTGCGGAGGCGAAGGCGCACATCCTGAGCACCACGGGCAGGGAGAGCATCCCGCCGCAATTAGACTGGACTCAGATCAAGCTGGCCGTCATTGCTTATAACCGTTTAGGTATTGAGGGCCAGAGCGCTTACTCGGAGGGCGGCATATCCCTCAGCGTGGATAGCATCCCCGACGCGATCAGGGCCGAAATCACGCCGTACAGGCTGGCCCGGACGGCGAGGTGAGCCATGCGCAGAAAACAAAGCCTGCTGAAAACGGTGCAGTACGCGAAGAAAACGATCACGAAGAACGCCATCGGCGAGACTGTAGAGACCTGGGGCAGCAAGACAAACCTCAGCGCCCATATGTCGCCCGTGAGCGACCGCCTGAGCGTTGAGATGTTCGGCGAGCGCGTGACGGCCATGAAAAGCCTGATCTTTGACGGTGGCAGCATCGAGCGTGGTGACGGTGTATGGCTGAGCGGTGAAACCGGCGCGGAACCCGTCTGGCGCGTGGTCAGCCTGGAAAAGTGGCCGATGCACAGCAAAGCCACCATCGAGAGGCAGGTATGAGCACCATCAAGGGCCTTGACAGCCTCATCAAGAAGCTGAACAAGCTGGGCGGAGACGTGCCCGAGGCCTTAACACAGGCCGTAAAACAGACTGCGGAAGAGGCGGCAGGCGACGCAAGGGGAATGGCCCCGGCTAACGCCATGAGCCAGGCGGGCGGATCGGGCGGCGGCAGCCTCAGGCAGAGCATCACCACAGACGACAAGCAGACCGGCACCGGCGCGGAGGCGAGAGTGTTCACGGGTGCCTACCACGCTGGCTTCGTTGAGTTCGGGTTCGGCCCCGTCGGCGCGGCGAACCATGCAGGCATCAGCCCGCACGTCAGCCCAAGCTACACTACACGCGCAAGCTGGGTCTACCCGATCGTCATTCAGGGCGAAGAAACATTCAGAACGACCTCAGGCCAACCTGCCCGTCCTTACCTGTACCCGGCGGCGGTAAAAAACAAAGACACATTCAAGGCGATAACGCGGCTGTCCATCCTCGAAGCGATCAGAAAGGCGGGCGGGTAAATGGTTGACCTGAAAGCAACGGTATACAACATCCTTGAAACTGCACTGGGCGAAACGCCGGTGCATTACTTTTACCCGGCCACTTTCAACGAATTGCCCTGCGTGAGTTGGTACGAGATCGAAAACCAGCGCCACTCACAAGCGGACGGCGTCGAGTACCTGAGCTCTATCGCATTCCAAATCGACATCTGGAGCCGCAGCGCCATGACCAACGGCGAGACCGCGCTGACCATCGATGAGGCTATGACCTCGGCGGGTTTCCGGCGCGGCTTCGCGCACGACCTGTACGAGATCGAGACGGGAATCCACCACAAAACCATGCGCTATCAGGCGCTGAGCACACAGGATCAAACATTGTACCAGTAAAGGAGCATGACCATGCCTAAAGTAAAAGGTTTAGGAACGACCATCACATTTAACTCTAAGACCATCAACGGTCTGACCTCGATTGGCGAAGTGACGCCTGACTCTGAGGAGATCGACGTCACGTCCCTTGACAGCGCGCGCGGCTACCGCGAGTTCCTTCAAGGCTTCAAGGACAGTGGTGAGATCGCGCTGAGCGGCTACCACATCAACGGCGACGAGGGCCAGGCTGAACTGCGCACGGGCTACGGCACCGGCGAGGCCCAAGCCACCGTGATCACCTTCCCGTCAGGCGCGGGCACCGTCACCTTTACCGCCTACGTCAAAAGCTACACTATGGGCTCGGCTGAGGTTGACGGCGCTGTCGGCTTTGGGGCGACCCTGAGGATCACTGGCGCTGTCACAGTGGCCTAAAGGAGGTCACCATGAGCAAAGTAAAGGGCCTCGGCGCGACGCTGAGCTACCTGCCAACCTACAACTCGGCTAACCCGGTCATCACGGTGGGGGCCTTGACCAGCATCGGCGAAATTTCGCCTGACAGTGACGAGATCGACGTGACCACGCTGGACTCTGCCGGCGGCTACCGCGAATTCTTACAGGGTTTTAAGGACAGCGGCGAGCTTGCTTTGGCGGGCTACCACGTCTCTGACGATGCCGGACAGGCCAAGATGCGCGAACTCTATACATCAGGCGCTGAGGGCTATTTCTGGGTGACCTTCACCGACGCCACGACCGTGGCCTTCAAAGCCTACGTCAAGAGCTACACGGCGGGCTCGGCAGAGGTGGACAGCGCCATCGGCTTCGGCACCACCCTGCGGGTGACCGGCCTGATCCAGGTGATACAGACCAAGCCGCCTGTTGTGCAGACCATCGACGACAACGACACCGCGACGCTGGACGCGACCGCAACAGCCTTGACCGGCACGCCGACCTACCAATGGTACACGAGCGTCACGGCGACCAACACCGGCGGCAGCGTCATCTCAGGCGCTACAAGCGCGACCTACACCACGCCTGCCTTGAGCGGGCCTGACACCAAGTACTACTACTGCGAGATCACAGTGGCGAACTACCGCAAGGTGACGAGCAACCCGTTCACGGTCATTGTGACGGCATAAAAACATCACCCCCCGGTCGATGGGGCCGGGGGGGTTTGTGGAGGGGAAATGAAATTTGAAGCCAATGGCAACGCTTATGAACTAAAATACACAGTCAACGGCATGGCTGACCTTGAGGATGTTGTTGGAAAGCCGTTCTCATCCATCATAGGCGGATCGGAGTACTCCTCTTTGCGTTCCGCGTTCTACTGCGGCCTGGTTGAAAGTATGCCCAAGCTGACGCTGAAGGGCGCTGGCGACATCCTGAACGCCTACCTGAGCGAAGGCCACGACCTGGACGATGCTGTCGGGCTGATCGACAAGGCCATTGACGAGGCGGGTTTTCTGGGGGCGCAGGGCAAAAAGAAGAAGTAACAGGCACCCTGCGCCAACGATTTGAAAAGACCATCAACGAGGCCAGCGACGCCGGGATAACAGACGCGTGGGCCTTTTGGCACATGACGCCCAAGGAGATCAACTGCCGCGTGAGAGCGCATCAGGCCGCCATCAAGCAACGGGATGAGGCCATTGACCTGGCCGCGTGGATGATCGGGCAATATGCCGGCTTGGCCTACCACAACCCGAAGAAATACCCAAGAAAACCAAACACAGCAAAGCAAACAATCGCGCCTGTGGACGACATGGACGAAGATGACATCAAGGAAATCATGAGCGCGTATGCCGAAATGCACAACGCCGCTGAGGGAATGAGAGGTGGACTGAATGGCGACGACGCTTGAAGAACTTGAAATAAAATTTAAGGCCAGTTTCGGCGACGTGAACGCCAAGCTGAGCGGACTTGAAAACAAGCTCAAGGGCCTTGACAGTGTAGCGAGCAAGACACAGAAAGCCTTCTCCGGCATGGGCAGGATAATCAAGACCTTTGCCACCGTTTACGTAGGGCGGGCTTTGGTCAATGTGGGCAAGGATTCGCTGGCCATGGCAAATGAGGTTGTCGAGAGCGAAAACCTGTTCAAAGAATCTATGGGCGGCATGTCCGGCGCAGCGCGCGAATGGTCCGACAAGCTCAGGGACACGCTGGGCCTTAATGCCTATACGCTGCGCAAAAACGCGGGCACCATGAACGTGATGCTGCAGTCAATGGGCATCGGTGAGCAAAAAGCCTATGACATGTCTATTGCCTTGACCGAATTGTCTGAGGACATGGCGAGCTTCTACAACCTCAACCCGCAGGACATGTACGCGAAGCTGCAGAGCGGCATGACCGGCCAGTCCATGCCCTTGAAGCAGATCGGCATCCTGATCGACGACCACACGCTGAAGCAGTACGCGGCGGCGGCCGGCATCAAGAACACAACCGGCGAGCTGTCACAGCAGGAGAAAGTCCTTGCGCGCTACGCGGCGATCATGGCGCAGACCACGGCCTCACAGGGCGACCTTGCCCGAACCATCGATAGCCC